GTTACACAATTTTTTTTAACAAAAAATGGCTAATGCTACGGTAAGTAGGCTTGGACTTGTTAACAATACAGGTACAAGCTATGATGCTTTGTTTTTAAAAACGTTTAGTGGGGAAGTTCTAACTTCTTTTGCTGAAAACAATATTTTTAACGAAGCAATGCATACTGTTCGCACAATTGCGAGTGGTAAATCAGCACAATTCCCAGTTCTAGGTACTGCAACAGCAGCGTATCATACAATCGGGACTCCATTGGTAGGAGCGAACCAAATCAAAGCTAATGAAAAAATCATAAGTATTGATGACCTCCTAATTTCCCAAGCTTTCGTCAGTTCTTTAGAAGAAATGAAGAACCACTATGACGTTAGGCAAATTTATAGTGCTGAATTAGGAAAAGCTTTAGCAAGAACGTTTGATCAAAACGTAGCAAAAGTAATTGCTAATGCTTCTAGATCTTCAGCCACACTAACTGGTGGTAATGGTGGTACTGTTTTGACATTACCTACAGGTAATACAACATCAGCAAACGTCACAGGTGATGAAATAGCAGCAGCTATTTATGACATTGCACAGACATTTGATGAAACTGACATTCCTCCAACAGATCGTTTCTGTGTACTACCACCTTCTGAGTACTATAAGTTAGCAGAAACAGCAACAAGAACTGTTGATACTGACTTTAACCCTCAAGGTAATGGTTCATTTGCATCAGGTCGTATTCAAATGGTTGCAGGTATTCCTGTAATGATGAGTAACAACGTACCTCAAACAAACGTATCATCTAACCCAAGTGGAGCTAACAACACTTACTCTGGTGACGATAGTAAAACTATTGGTTTAGTATTCCACAAATCAGCAGTCGGTACTGTAAAACTACAGGACATGACAACTGAGATCTCTGGTTCTGACTACGGTATTATGTATCAAGGTACATTAATGGTTGCTAAATATGCTTTAGGTCATGGAATCTTAAGACCAGAAGCAGCAGCAACAATTAAATTGTCTGCTACTTAATCTACCTAAATCATCAAAATGGGGTATTCTATTATTAGATACCCTTTTTTTTATGTCCCCTTATGGCAAAGGAACTTATGGTTCTAAGGTTGGCAGACCAAAAAAATCTAAAACTGCTGTAAAAAAGAAAAAAACCACTAAAAAATCTAAAAAAATGTAGCTATGGCTAGAAAAAAACTAGGATTGTACGCTAACATTCATGCAAAAAGAAAGCGTATAAAAGCAGGTAGTAAAGAAAAAATGAGGAAAAAAGGTGAAAAGGGTAGACCTACTGCGAAAAACTTTAGAGATGCAGCTAAAACTGCTAAGAAAAAATGAGTATTACCGCAGCAACGACAGAACTAGAAGCAATTAACATTATGTTAGCTGCAATTGGTGAAGCACCAGTAAACAAACTTACTGGTACGCTTCCTGTTGACGTTAAAATTGCACAAAACTTGTTAAATGAACAAAGTAAATCTGTTCAAGGTGAAGGTTGGTCATTTAATACTGAATATAATGTTGTGTTAACTAGAAGTGCTAATAATAAAATTAATTTACCAGCAAATGTTTTAAAAGTAGACGTAAATATACATGATCATCCACAAGTTGATGCAGTACAACGTGGATTAAAACTTTATGATAGGTTCAAACATACAGATATTTTTGATGAAGATCTTAAATGTGAAGTCTTATATTTTTTAAAGTTTGAAGAATTACCAGAACCAGCTAGAAGATATATAAATATAAAAGCAGCTAGAGTATTTGTAGATCGTGCTGTTACTGATGAAAGTTTAAGAACTTATACACAACAAGATGAAACAAGAGCTAGAGCAATTTTGTTAGATAGTGATAACGAAAATAATGATACAAATATGTTAATAGGAGATCCAGCTTTAACAGGTAGATTAAATACATTTAACCCTTCATCTGCACTTATTAGAGACTAATGGGCGTTATCTCAAGATCTATTCCTACTTTATTAAGAGGGGTATCACAAGCTGCTGACTCAACAAAGCAAGCTGATCACGCTGATTTGCAAAATAATGCTAATAGTAATCCAGTACAAGGTTTAACAAAAAGATCAGGAACACAATATTTAGCAACAATAAGTAATACCACAATTGGTAACGTTCACATACAAACTATTAATAGAGATTTATCAGAAAGATATATAGCTATTTTTAGTAATGGTGATGTAAAAGTTTTTGAACTTGATGGTACAGAAAAAACTGTACATAAACCTGATGGCGTTACTTATTTAGCAACTACTAATCCAAGAGATCAGATTAAAACTGTAACTATTGCTGACTTTACGTTTGTTGTTAATACAAGTATAGTTACACAAATGGACACTACTCTATCAGCAGGTAGTGATACGCAAGCGATTGTATTTATAAATCAAGTCTTAGACAAAACAACTTATACACTTACAGTTGATGGCAATACAGTCACTAAAGATACCTCTGCTGATAATCCACTTAGTACAACTACTGTTGCTACATCTTTAAAAAACTCTTTAAACTCTGCACTTACAGGTTTTACTATTGCACAAAATGGTGCAGTATTACATATCAAAAAAAATGACGGATCTAATTTTTCTATTGATGGTGGTGATACGCAAGGAAATACAACAATTACTATAGTCAAAGATTCTGTACAGAGATTTACAGATTTACCTACTGTTTCACCAAATGGTTATGTAGTAGAAGTTAAAGGTGATGAGTCAACTAACTTTGATAATTATTACGTTAAGTTTGTTACTAATAACGGTAACGCATTAGAAGAAGGACAATGGGAAGAAACAGTAAAAGATGGAATAAAATTTAAATTTAATTATGACACTATGCCACACGTTTTAATACGTCAGGCAGATGGTGATTTTAGATTTGCAAGAGTAGATGGTGATACATATAGCGTTACTGTTGGTAGTACTACGCAATCATATATATTACCGCAATGGGGTGAAAGAACTGTCGGAGATGAAGAGTCAGCACCTAATCCTTCTTTTATTGATGCTCCTATAAATAATGTATTTTTCTTTAGAAACAGGCTAGGGTTTTTAGCTGATGATAACGTCATATTATCAAGAGTTTCTGAATTTTTTAACTTTTTTCCAGAGACAGTTATTACTGTTATTGATTCTGATCCAATAGACGTTGCAGCGTCACACACAAAGGTTGCGATACTTAAAAACGCTGTATCTATGGGTGAACAATTAATTTTGTTTTCTGATCAAACGCAATTTGTATTAGCTAGTTCTTCTGATACATTAACGCCATCAACTGCTAACGTTATTGTTGCAACTGAATTTGAAAGCAGTTCAGCAGCACAGCCTGTTGGTTCTGGTTCTTCTATTTATTATTTAACTGATAAAGGTGAATTTGCAGGTGTTAGAGAATATATAACGCAAGGAGATGTACAAGTAAGAGATGCAGCAAATATTACTATTCATATTCCTAGACTTATAAAAAGAAATATATTTAAATTTGCAGTATCAACCAATGAAGATGTTCTTATATTATTAGGTACTGATGATCCAAATACTTTGTATGTTAATAGATGGCTAGAAGGTGAAAGAGCAAACAAAATTTTAAACTCTTGGTCTACTTTTACTATTAATGAAGCAAGAACAATTAGAAATATTGACTTTATTAATAATGATTTATTTATGGTTATAGAACAGCCAACAGGTACAACTTTAGAAAAAATGCCATTTGCTGCTGATTATAAAGAACCATATTCAGAATTTGAATATCATCTAGATCATAAAGTGACAGAAGCAACAACAGGAGTTAGCGTTGCTTATAACCCTACTACTAACGCATCTACTTTTACGTTGCCTTATCAACTAAGAGGAAAGATGAATATAGTAGGTAGATATTTATCTTCAACAGAAACCAGTACATATGTTGATCCTCAAGGTAATACACAAACTTTAAAACCTGCACAAGTTGTACAATCTACAAATGTTACTAATGGTTCAGTAAACACTATTGTTGTTAAAGGTGATTATAGAAATTCTAAATTTATTATTGGTGAACCATATGAAATGTTATTTAGATTTAGTCGGCAAAGAATTTTACAAACAGCAGGTGGTGACCAACAAGGAGAAGTAATTGCTGGTCGTTTACAAATACATCATTGGTATATTAAATATGAAAGAACAGGATTTTTTCAAGTAGAAGTAACACCAGATAGTAGAGATACAAGTGTTCATAAATTTACTGGTAGGTTGTTAGGTTCTGCTTCTACTTCTATTGGTGAAGTAAATTTGGCTTCTGGTACATTTAGATTTCCAATAATGACAAGAGCCGATACTGTAGATATTGACGTAAAGAACAACACTTTTTTACCTACTCAACTTGCAAGTGCAGAATTTGAAGGATTGTTTTATATGAGAAGTAGGAGAATATAATGGGATATTTAAGAAAATCTAATAGCAAAGATCTACGTCATGTTATGAAAAATATGCGTACTATGGACAAAATAGAAGCATATTATCAATGTGGTTGTGAACCAGAAGATGCGTTAGCACTTACATATATAAATAGCCAAATCACTATGACAGCAGCAGGTGATGAAGATCAACCTATGGGTTTATGTGGTGTTATGCATAATGGGTGTATATGGTTTGTAGCAACTGATGAGTTGTTTGATAACAAGAAATATAAGATACAACTTATAAGAAAAGGTAAGGAATGGGTT